CAGCAAGTTTGAAATCTTCCAAGGGGCCGAAGAGGTTAAACTAAACTTAGGCACCCTGTCTGCGCTTATTCAGGCTGGTGCGCTAGAAGGAAGCTACAGCCAATCGAGAAGTAAGATTGTGCTCGAGGCCCAGTTATGGAAAATTTTAACGAGAAGAGAGAGGGAAAGATGCTTGGCCCTCGCTCAAGAAAAAAATCACAATCTAATAGATATAATAAATCATTTAAAAAAACCCCAGAAGCAAGACGGCAAACCATTTATCAAAGAGTCTAGGTACGGAACGATTAAAAAGAGATACTTACCGTATTTAGAAATATACAAACAAAATAGCGTTTCAGAGTCATTTGCAAACTGGTATTATGAAAATAGTCTCCTCGGATATACCCACGGAAAAATGCTGAAAGATATATTTTCTGACGAAAGACAAGACCTTGTGACCATAGAAGAAATAGAAGATTCTGTTGAAAATTCAAGAGTTACTTGCATCGGCACGGTGACCAAAGGCTGGAGCAGGAAAAGTAAAAACGGAAACTCTTATTATAAGTGCATATTCACGGACGAAACGGGAGAATATCAAGCGATGATATTCAATAGCAAGATGGGCAATAAAATGGATCGGTGCAAAGAGGACAACGGGGGGCTACCTAAAGAAAAGAATATTGTTATAATTCGAGGAAGAAAAAAAGATGGCGGAGTAATATTCGCAGAGATGATAACCGTACAAGATTATAAAATCTTCACTAAACTTTCAGAACTAAAAGACAAATGAAATATTTAGTAACAGGCGGTGCAGGATTTATCGGAAGCCACATTGTTGACAGGCTCATAAACGAAGGAAATGAAGTTGTTATTATCGATAATCTCGTTGGCGGAAATAATATAAACCCGAAAGCAGAACTTGTCGTTTTAGATATTAGTAAAGAAGAAAACCAAACGACCCTTCGCAGAAAGATGGAGAATACTGATACAGTCTTTCATTGCGCAGCCATCCCAAGAGTTCAGCCGTCAATAAAAAATCCGCGAAAGTATCATAAGGCAAACGTCGACGGAACCTTTAATGTTCTGTTGTCAGCAAGGGATAGCGGCGTCCGTAGAGTCGTATACAGCGCATCTTCATCAGCTTATGGAGACCAAGAGGAAAGCCCCCAGACAGAGTCTATGCCCGTTGCCCCCATGAGCCCATATGGGCTACAAAAATTAATAGGGGAGCAATACTGTTTTGTCTTTTCAAAATGTTACGACCTACAAACCGTTAGCCTTAGGTATTTTAATATATATGGAGAGAGACAAGTCGTTGATGGAGCATACCCGACAGTCATAGGAATATTTTTAAAACAAAAACAAGATCGCGAAAAGCTTACCATAACTAATGACGGAGAGCAAAGAAGAGACTTTACTTATGTCGCTGACGCTGTTGAAGCAAATATTTTAGCGTCGAGAAGCGACAAGGTCGGTCACGGTGAAGTGATCAACATAGGGAGAGGTAGCAATTATTCAGTTAATGAAATTGCAAACATTATAGGCGGGGAAACAGAAAACATTGGAGAAAGGCCTGAGCCAAGACAAACCCTTGCTGACCGGTCATTGGCCGAAAAATTACTGGGGTGGGTTCCTCGAACAGACGTAAAACATTGGCTAATTAATAAATAAAATACATGGAGAAGCTTGACAAAGCTTAATTCCTGTGTTAGAATGACCTTATGATACAGTTCTATAAACCAAACGCAAAGAATACAGGAACCGCGTGCTCCTTTTGGCTGAACAGAGATGGCTCTGTCATGTCTTCTATGATTAAACAGGCTTCTTGGGATAGCAAGAAGAGGATCGGCTCTTTCGCGAAAAATAAAGACAACCCCAAGGGCAGGGTAATAACAAAACTGAGCAGGACAGAAGTCGGGGGAGTACTAGACTCACTTGAAAGTAATAGAGAATTTTCCGCCTATCACCAAAGCCAAAACCAAGTCCTTCAGATAAAGTTTTGTCCATACTTGCGAGACGGAAATCAGGTCGGCTTTTCTTTCTCTATTAATAAGCAGGAAAAGGAAGACTCAACTGCAAAAACAGGCTTTATTATAGGCTTTACTTTTCCAGAGGCTAGACTTTTAAGGCACGACTTGGAAAATTTTTTAGATAAAACGGCTCCTTCTTCTCAAAATAACCAAGAAGAAAAGCCCATCGAAATCGAAGAGTCTGACTTGAGTGATGAAAATGATGGTGACGACGACGGCGGCGAAATGCCGTGGTGAGTTCGCTATGTCTAAAAAGAAAAAGATATTATTTCAAAGCGATTATTCGCTAGCAAAGACTGGCTTTGGCAGAAATGCCAAAGCCGTACTTACTTATTTATATAAGACCGGAAAGTATGATATAGTTCATTACTGCTGTGGCTTAAATTGGTCTAACCCCCAACTAGAAAGAACGCCTTGGAAATCTATAGGGGCTCTTCCAGACAGCCAGCAGGAGATGGAAAATTTGCGAAGAGACCCCACCCTAGAAAGAATGGCTAGCTATGGGGCGCATTATTTAGATAGAGTTATAGAACAGGAAAAGCCAGATGTATATATCGCAGTTCAAGATATTTGGGGTGTAGATTTCGCAATTGAAAAGCCTTGGTTCGATAAAATAAATTCTATTATTTGGACAACGCTCGATTCCTTACCGATCCTTCCAAGCGCGATAGAAAAAGCTCCGAAAATAAAAAACTATTGGATTTGGAGCAACTTCGCGACCAAGGCCTTACACAAGCTTGGGCACGAACACGTTAAGACTGTTCACGGTGCGGTAGATGATTCAGAATTTTTAAGACTTACGGATAAAAAAAGAAAAGAATTAAGAAATAATTCTGGAGTCCCAGAAAATGCTTACGTCATCGGATTTGTTTTTAGGAATCAATTAAGAAAATCTGTACCGAATCTACTTGAGGGTTACAAAATTTGGAAAGAAAGAAACCCCAAGACAGAAAGTCGCCTCCTCTTACATACCCACTTCGGGGAAGGCTGGAATATTCACCGCTTGGCCGACGAGCATGGCATAGACAAAAATGAGATTCTGACAACTCACATTTGCAGATCGTGCGGAGCATATGAAATAAAGCCATTTGACGGACAAGACAAAGACTGCTCCTCCTGTAAAGCTGAAAAGTCAGTAGTAACCACGCAGGTTAGCAATGGCATAACTGAGTCTCAGCTTAATGAAGTATACAATTTAATGGATGTTTACTGTCACCCCTTCACTTCAGGCGGACAAGAAATACCAATACAAGAAGCAAAGTTGACAGAATTAATTACGCTAGTTACAAACTATAGCTGCGGAGAAGAAATGTGCGAGCCAGAAGCAAATTCCATTGCTTTGAAATGGAGCGAATACAGAGAACACGGTACAGAATTTATCAAAGCGTCTACTTGCCCCAAATCGATAGCAAAGGAATTGAACAAGGTATTCAAAATGTCTCCCCAGAAGAAAAAAGAAATGGGAAAAAAAGCTAGGCAGTGGACAATCGATTATTTTTCTCCGAAAAGTGTTGGCGATATTATTGAGAAAAAAATAGATTCCTGTGATTTCGTAGAATATAATTTTTCCCTAAAAGAAGAACCCAAAAATCCTCACGCGGAGATACCCGACATGGAGGATGACGCAGAGTGGTTAATTGCTATATACAAAGAAGTATTAAAAATGAAAGTTGACCAAGAGGACGGGGGTCACAAATATTGGATGGAAGAAATCTCCAAGGGGATGAAGAGGGCAGACATAGAAAACTACTTTAGGAAAGTTGCTTCAGAAAACGAAAACAAAGTAGAAGTAAAATTTGAAGATACGCTTAGTAAAGATGACGATGGGAGAAGAATACTTTACGTTATGCCAGAAAGCATAGGGGATGTATTTTTATCTACGAGTTTATTTAAATCAATAAATGAACTTTATCCTAATTATAATTTATATGTTGCCACCAAACCAGAAAATTTTGAAGTACTAGATGGAAATGAATACATTCATAAAACTTTACCGTATACGCCCCAAATGGATAACCTGCTTTGGTTAGAGGGTCAGGGGCAGCACAAAGGTTATTTCGAAATCGCATTTCTACCTCATGTTAATACCCAAAAAATGTTAACATATTTACATAACGCCAAAGATAAATTAGCCTACGATATTAAATATGCCACACCTAATTGAGACATACGCACTGAACTGTGGGCTTAAGATAGATGAGCCTTCAATTTTGGAAAAATATTATCCAATTAATTTGGATAAATACATTACCCTTCACCCGAGAAGTAAATATAATTCTAAATGTTATGACTATTGGCAAGAAGTTATAGATATAATCCACAAACCCCTTGCTGAAAAAAATATACACATTGTGCAAATTGGGGGCAAGGGCGACCCGCCCTACAATAAATGTCAGCATACTCAAGGAAGCACAAATATAGGTCAGGTAGCCTACATCGTCAGCAACGCAGATCTTCACCTTGGCGTAGATAGCTTCCCCACCCATGTAGCCTCGAAATATAGAAAAAAAATTGTAAGTTTGTATTCGAATACGTATGCAGATATAGTCGGCCCATACTGGGGGGACAAGAAAGATCACATATTAATAGAGCCAGAACTGACAGAGGCAAGGCCAAGGCCGTCCTATTCTGCTGAAGAGGCCCCCAAGTCTGTCAATGACATAAAACCAGAAGACATTGCCTCTTGCGTTTTTGAACTTCTTGATATAGAATACAAAAACAAACTTCTCTCCGTAACCAGAGGCCCTTCATATTTACAAAAACAAGTCGAGGCTATTCCAGATTCAATAATTGACATAAATAAGATTGGTGTTGACTCCCTAATCGTAAGAATGGATTATCATTTCGATGAAAATATTCTCTTAAATCAGATGGCTAGAAACCCATGTTCAGTTATTACTGATAAACCAATAGACTTGAACATCTTTAAAAACCTGAGAAAAAACTTGGTGCAAGTAATCTATCTAATTAAAGAAAACCATGACCCAGACTTTGTTAAAGCTTGCCACAATCTTGGCGTCCAATGTATTTTATTGAGCGAACTAGACGCAGATAAAATTGAATCAGCTAAACTTTATTACATGGATTATGGAACCGTAATTAAAAAATCCACCATTGCCCCACAAGATATAGAGGCCGTAAAAAAGCACGGAATAAAAAATCTTTTTTATAAATCAAATAAATTTTTAGTAAGCGAAGGAAAAGTTTACCCCTCTAAAGCTGCGTGGGAAGAAAAAAAACCTACAGATATGTTAATCCCAAAGGTTTTCCCCGTCATAAACAAAGATTCATTTTGGGAAAAAATGGATGAGTATTATATTCTTAAGAAAGACCCTTGACACCACCTCTAATGTGTGTTAATATGTAGTATGACAGCAGCAAAAAAGAAGGCCGAGTGCGTACCCCCCACTACATTTACAAGAAACAAGTTCGGTCTTTTGGATCATGTAAATTATATTTTTAATGAGGACGGCCTGATTGACTGGCGAAAGATGGTAGACACGGAACACTTAGTGCCCAACCGTCAATACACCAATGAAACAGATGTAACGAAACTAAGAGACAATCAACTACTTATTCTTCTCGGGGGTATAAAAGAGCTTGCTCAAATTCGTGGTTATACGAGTGTCGAATACGATACCGCATCCCCCTCCGCTGACTATGTAGTGGCAACTTGTAAAATTTCTTGGATACCCAATTACGAAACTGAACAAAATCAAATAATCTTTTCTGCGATAGGAGACGCTGGGCCGCACAATACAGATAGCTTTGCCAAGAATTTCTTAGGCCCAATTGCTGAGAACAGAGCTTTCGTCCGCTGCGTCCGCAACTTTTTAAAAATTCATATAGTCGCAAAAGACGAGATGGCCCCTAGCGCCAAGACAACTAGGCCCACCTCTACTGATCCTGACAACGGCGGCACAGACCCCAAGTCATTACTTCAAAGCGTTATGAAGGAAAAAGGAATTTCGTTCGACAATATTAAACAAAGGCTGAAGGAAGAGAAGTTCGAGGGGTCAGAAAGTATAAAAGAAATATCAGACATATCTAATGTTAAAATTTTTGAACTAATACAAAGACTCAAAAAACTTAAATCTAAATTTTAGGATTATCTTCCTTAACAAATTTAATATAATTTATTAATTCATCGAGTTTCTCAGGCCTACCCATTTGCGCCTCCGTAAGGGCTTCAAATTGTTTGTGGGTGGGCCATTCAGAAAGAATACTTCTTCTTCTGTTTTCTAAGACTTCTTCATTATTTAACTTGCCTTGAAATTCTTGACTATCCCATGTTTCTTGCAATTCTGATTCATTAGGTTTTGCGACCCCTTGATCCTGCCACACGAGACCCACATATGAATTGCCAGCTAGGCTCCACTCACAGTCTGCGTAATTTAATTCTAGTATTTTTGCTATGTCCATTATGGTCCTTGCTCTGGGTATAATTCATATATTGTTATAGAGGAGGTCGCTGCATCGCCGAAAAGGTTTGAACTACTTTTCGTTCTATTTAGATAAACTGTCCCCCGCTGCTCCGAATTCGATCGGCCCCCTATTCGAAGCTTCCAAGTTTGGCCCAAGGTGTTTGACGCTGCAGCCGTATACTTTAATCTTAACGTTGCCCCCATATTTTGGCTATAAACATGACCCAGCCAAGCTTTACGCGGAGTGGTTTCGTCGTCCTTGAACAGGCAAGCCATGATTTCCGTATAGTCTGTAGCTGAAAAACTTAAGTCAATTTCCATAGCCAAAAGGTGACCGGGATTGGTTGGGTAGATAGTGGCAGAAGCAACCTCTATGCCCTGTGTACTTGTGGGGGAGTCTGAAAATCTAGATGTCGTTGCATATTCAGTATCCCATTGTGCATACACCCCCTGAATTGCCGCGCCATTAGAAAAACCTCGAGGCCCTCTTTCTCCGCTTGGCCCAGTATCGCCCGGAGTGCCCTGAAGCCCCTCTGCGCCGCTGGAAAGAACACTCCAATAATTATCGTTTACACCAGACGGGGGATTATTCGTATTGTCCGACGCAAGACTAAAATAAGAATTACCACTATTGTAAACACCATCACTGTGATAGTATTTAATAGTTGGGCTCCACTTCCCGCTCCAGTTCATGCCGACCTCACCCGTTGGTCCCTGAATACCTTGGATACCTTGGACACCTTGAATTCCCTGATCGCCTTGATCGCCCTGACTACCTTGAATACCCTGTTCCCCCGAAGGCCCCGCTTCGCCCGAAGGCCCCTGAATACCCTGCACGCCCTGAACGCCCTGAATTCCTTGCGGTCCTGCTGGCCCTGCCCCACCACGACCCATTATGTTTGCAGCAAAATATGTTTTTTTCTTGTCGCCCTCTAAGGTAATTGGTATGCTTGGGTCTGTATTATCAAGCCTCATATCAAAATAATCTCCGCTAAGACCAGAAACAATTCTCGTTATAGAGGCCTCGTTGGCCGCATAGGAATTATTATCAAAAGGGCAGGACTCAATGGTATCGCTACCATTTTTCGTGAGTTCCAAATAATAGAATTGCCAACTACTGGAGTGAATTGTTAATGCAACCTTAGAGTCAATAAGGTAATTACCGTCACTCTCTAACTTAAATCTGTAATTTGATGTATCATAATGTTCTTCTTTGTTCCAATCAGTATTGTCAAACTCTATAATAGATGTGGTAGAAGGATCAACAGTTTGATCGCTTCCATTCATGTGGGCGAAGAATGATGTATTAATACCTGTCTCATATTCTAGACCCTGCCTTTTATGTACCAGCCCATTTTCGTCAATTGCTAAAAACCCGGTAACGAGGGGGTTGGCGTCCACCCCGCCGACTGTTAAAGAACCCGTTATGTCTACGTCACAATAAAAATTACAATCCGATTGCCTTATATTAAAGCAGCATTTTTCTGTCGAGGAGCTTGTATTTGCTATTTTTACCTTAAGGTCATCATCGTAAATTCTCACATTGGGGACAGTCCCAGTTGCTCGCCCATCGCTGCCGACCTCGAAAGGTACGGGCATATGGCCGTCGAAAGCATCTACAAACCATAAACTCGTAGCTGAATGCACCCCACTACCGCTTATCGCAAAGGCACTACCAGTTAAACCCTCTACTGGTTCAAAACCAGAGATGTATATTTTCTCTTCAAATGAAAAATTATTACCCATTATAGTTATGATCCATTATTAAAATTTCCCCAGTAGGTGATCCCCAATCGCATGGGTATATGTCGATTAAATGAACTTGGTCATATATTGGATCACCGTAAAGGTCAGCCAGTCTTATACCGCTTATAAAATCAGTCACAATACATTCTTTTCCTGCGGCCGCGTCTTGAAATTTTACGCCCGTTGCACCTAAAAAGTTTCTACCAGATATAGTTATTGCGGTATTTGTACGGCCCTGCTCTGGATATATTCCGGAGACAATTGGTTCTCTTCCACTTATCTCTATCGAGGGCCCCAAAAATACTAAATTTGCCTTGACGCCGGCTTGAGCAGAGCCCACATAGTCCCTTATAACATTGGGGCTCGTGGTAGTGTTAGGGTACTCAGCACTTGGCAAAAAAGTTGGGGTGTTCTCTGGAATTAAATCTTTAGATATTAAAAAGACTTGTCCAGTTCCCGCAAAAGATGAATTAATAACCCCCGTAATTATTGACTGTCCAGTTTTGAGGCTGTCCGGCATGTCTCCAGTTATGTCAAAAATATTGGAACCATACCCATTAAAATAAGTCCTTTCGCCGCTAGGCACATATGCAGAACTATTTGAAATTATTTCTAGTGTATTTTTATTAGTCCTTGAAGATATGCCACTGATTGCGAGCACGGATGCGGCGTTGGTCGCATTTATGCCCGTTAGCCTAAATGTATCTCCTACATAATATTTGGTTTTTTCTATTCCACTAATTGAGGGAATGGGAACAAAAAATTGATCAGAGACTTTAAATAAATCGTCCCCGCTTACATAAAGATTACCAGCTTGAATTTCCTTAGGGACAGATATATAAGCACCAGTTTTATTTGTCAAAGTGGTATTAAGCGAACGTACATAATTATTTTCTTCACCAGTAGTGAAGCCTTGGAAATAAAAATCTACATTTTCTAAATGAGTTCCAGATATAAGGATATCTTTTCCGTGCTCTCCAGATAATGGATAGCCTAAAAATACAATCCCAGTGTCTATAATTTTCAGGATGTCCTCCGAAGTCGAAGACTGTATTATAGATGCTCCTGATTTTTGTGCAACAGAAAACGTTTGGTAGGGGGCTACGCCACTAGGTATCGCTGTTTCAATTCCGGTTGTATTCACTCCTGTGAAATCACTTACGCCGAGTACATCATAGGTCCTAGATAATGTAATTGAGTCACCTCGATGCCCGCTAAATATTATATCTGTTACGTTGTGTAAGCTTTTTCCGGATATAGAAATTACATCCCCATAATGCCCCGACTTTGGACTAAAATCTTGGATAGCAATACTTGGTTCTTCTACTATCAGTTTTCCTAAATTATCAGATAAGTGATTATAATGATCGCCAGAGTAAACGTGGCTCCAATTTAAACAACTTATATAAACTATATTTGGAATGATATTTTCATTTTTCCACTCTACGCCCTTATGGTCTGTTCTTACTTCCGGCGGCAAGGGGCACAAAGGGCCATCTTCAAATACTACTTCTTGTGCATATATATTTTCATAGTAAGTTCTTTCTGACAGCCTTAGGTCTATGCCAGTTACCCCAGTGACATAGTTGAGTTGACTCGTCTTCGAGCTATTCGGCGCATCAGAATGTCCCCTGATCCAAAGACTTAACGTCTCTCCAGAGGCTATTCCACTAAGGGGAATTTCGTAAGGGGAATATTCTATTTCTTCTACATCAGCCCCCCAAGTTTGGCTCCAAGTTCTCGCTGGGTTATAGCGCAAGTCTCTGAAATCTATATACCCAGTATGGCCAGAAATTTGGCCCATTCCATTTGAGTGTCCACTAGCCAGAACATCTCCAGTTACGCCGACAAATCCAAATTTTAATTCGCCGCTATTACTCCAAGTGTCCACCTCTCCCAAACCGTAAACAGCATCACCCGTTGTATACCCCTGCGCATTTTTAACGATCGCCCACATCCAAGAGCACCCTCGGCCCTCTAAAACTTCTTTACCAGTTACTTGATAACCACTATATAAAGTATTAGTTAGCCGCCCTTTTCTTGCGTGGAACCTTAATTTGTAATGTCCCGACTGCTCTCCGACACTATATGGCTCGATAGGAGTGCCATAAGTACCATGCCAAGGCTTTGCCACGTCTAAAGTATAAGCCGCCGCATAATAATTGCCATGTTCGTCACGCCCTACCCCAGTTTCCTCGCATGATCCATGCTTGAAGGTACAAACATTATAAGATAGCTCTTCTGTTCCATATTTACCATATGTATCTGCAGTACTTACACCCCCTCCGGAGCCGTAAATATGAATATCGTTTGTAGTCGCTTCATTGGGGATAACAAAATCAATACCAGTTTCACTTTCTATAGTAAAATCATTTATTGTCGTTTCCCCTATCGCCATACCAGTGACGCCAACAAATTCTGAACCAGAGATAATAATATTCTCCCCCCACTCTCCAGTTTTCGGCAAGAACCCGCTTATTCGAGGTTCGTGCAGATATCTTGAAGAGCCGCTTATATCAATAATTTTTATTCCATTATTAAGCCGAAGCGTCATTTTATTTGCGCCCGGTTTAATTCCTGTAATTATATTTTTATCTGGCGGGAGAGCCATAAAATCTAACTTCCAATTATCTTTGTCTATCCTAGTGTGATTCTTTAATTGGAACTTTAAACTTATACAATAATCTGGTGGTGATGATGGAAAAACGGCAGACAAAACATCATTACCGTCTATAAATTGTTCATAATATAAATTTTTTCCAACGATAGAGAATTCAGTATCGTTTTGTATTGTTGTATCTGTGATCCAATTTGAATCGTCAGTATCTATTTCTGGGTCACTCGCAATCTCTATAGCATTTTTTGCTTTAATGAGATTGCCATCAGAATCGGCCATTACTAAATCATGCTCGCCTTGAAATCCATCAGGGGGGATAAATTGGACTTCTCCCTGTTCGTTTTCAGATTGTGGTTCTTCAATAGTGAATATAGGGCCATGACTATATGGGTCGTAAACACCATAGCTAGAGCCTTGGTCCATATTCAAGTCTCTTAGGCTGTAGCCCGGAGAGCCCGTAACCATAAGGTCAATAAATTTCCCCAAGCATGTTGCCTTCACTGCGAACGCGGTGGGTCCGCCCAAAGCGTCGGACGCTCTCCCGGTGGCAGGCGCAGCACCAACATAATAATCACCAGAAAGACCGGTAGGTTTCCAAACGTTTAATGAATTTTGAGTTCGCACCTCTACGAACTCCAGAGGACAACAAGGAACAAGGAACTTATCATCGGATGAGCTATACCAATTACCTTCTATATTTTCATTTTTTGCGATGCTTACCCTTCCGCTAACAGCCCAATCAGGAACTATTCCGGTTAATAAAGTATCACTTTCTTTTTGAAACCAGCCCGTAGTACCGCTTGGCTCAAATGTTACTAAAAATCCAGTGGAATCTAGAACTTCAAAATAACCAGTTCCGCCGACGCCAGTATAGAAATGATCATAATAAAATAATTTATCCGGCGCGCCGCTGGGTATTTCGAAAGACGTATATGCTTCATTCCCAGACCCCGGAGTATCATAAAAAGTCACCCCTGACTTGAACTCTCCAGAATACCAACCAGAATCTATGTCTCCCCAAGGGCCGTCTGGGATCAAACCTATTCTGAATTGATGCCCCAGATTGCTTGTATCACTTTGATTAAAATAATATGTTTGATTTTTATATAATTTTATCGTTGGCGTCTCGTAAAAATTATCACTCCCAGATGAACCGATGCTATAGCTTCTGGAGACAGTCCCCATAAGAAGGTCGATGCCGGTAAGTGAGCTTTCATTATATTTTATTTCATATTGATTATTAGAATCTGAGAACCCAGACATTAAATCATCAAAGAAATAATTACCCATTAAACCTATACCTTCTCCAGAGCAACCAGAGGGCGAAGAAAATCCAGTCACTTTTATGTCTGGTATGAATTTATCTTTACTTTCAGCGCTTAATTCGCCCGAAGCTTCGGAAGGTAATTCTGAATAAACTTTGACCAAACCATATGTATTACCAGAGGGGACCGTTACAGAAACCCCAGTATTAGATTGAACTGAAAAATCCGCCGACAAGCTATTCACCTCTACCCCTGTCGTAGCATATAAAGAATTTCCAGATACCGAAAATGATTCTCCGGATATACCAGTTGAAGGATTTAAAGTTTCTATATGGGGCTTGGGATAAAATTTATTTTCTGTATATCCCGTTATCTCCCTTTCTTCAGAAATGACAGTTAGATACCCAGCTTGGGGGTTGTGAGGGACCGTGGTATTTAATAAATCTAATCTAATTTCTTCGTAAGAAGCAGGGACTTCGCCGGAAAATATAACATTACTAATCCTAGACAAGTTATTTCCAGAAATGGAAATAATATCACCGACTTGTCCTGTAGTATTTATTATTTTCATTATAGCCCAGAGTCTCCCACTGTTATATCCATAGAGCTATCTTTACCACCATAAGTGGTCAGATATATTCTTTGTAATCCCGGCATTGTATCATCGGCCAAAGTTCCGCTGACTTTGTTGGCGCCAAACACGGTAATTTCTTGTACAGTCCTGTCGCCAACCTGTATCGCTGTTGTATTTAGTAAGTTCGAACCATGAAGCTCAAACCCCTCCCCGCCAAGCGCCATAGCGTTTCCTGTCGTTGTCACAGATGTAAGGCTGGGTTTTTCATCTATGAAATTCTGAGAAATACTTAATTGAGAGTTCATTATCGCTCCAGCCTGTGCAGATATAAACCTAGATTCTAAAGGTCCCGACACGCTATACTTTTCTGCGACACCAGTATCATTATTTATATTTAGCGCAGCCTGAGTTTCCTGACCTTCGAACGGTAAATTTCCGCTTATGCCGCAAGTATTTATCTCCATATTGGATTGTTTTTTTATAAACCTTATTTCTGATGGGGTAGAATCTCCAGCACAATATAATGGTGTTATCTCAGAATTAAACCCGTATCTCATGCTTTGTATTTCGTCTTCCCCGATACCGCTTTTATTTATTGTGACGTCGGTAAAAGTTAAAATTTTGTTGCTTGGTAATTTTTCTGTAGTCGGGGCAAATTCCCCACTTAGATTACCGAAAAAATCTATCGTCGCACGAACCAGAACTGGTTGAAATGGTACGCCGTTAATGCTGTGGCTAGTTAAGTAACCGCCATTAAAATAAATGCCGCCCAAACTACCCGTTAAAGCAGTCTTCTCGTTCACTATGAATGGCTTAAGCGGGTCTGATCCGGTGATGTAATAGGAAATAGAAAACGTACCCCTAGACCCGTCAGTGGCCTTACTGAAAAAGCTACTCCTCTCCTCCGATAGATAAACTGGAGAAAGGCTGGTCTTCGAGGAGAGGTCTACACTTTTCGCAAAAAATGTATTTCCATTAATTGTTGCCTTAGCATTACTGTAGCTCGTGTATGACATTCAGCCTTTTACCTTTTACCATACATATTTACACCTTCGAATCATCATCCGGAACTGGAGATAGATTTTCTTGGTATAGTTTTTCTTGGATTTCTGATATGGAGATCAAATCGTCGTCTTCTGTCACTTCTCTGGCTACAAATCCGTCCGGAATATCAAGAAATTGGCGAAGGTCAATTTTATCTAAATCAAAGTTTCCCGACGGGTTGTTTGGCGGCGTGCCCTCGGTTTCAAATGGAGCTAGTAATTCATTATCTTTTAAAAATTTTTTAAAACTGGCCCACTCATCGAAACGATCCTGTTTTTCTCGAGGCTTTGAGGTTGTTCCCACCCTTGCATTATAGTGGGCCGCCACTATATCGTCTACGGGGGCTGCCAGAAACTTACATTTTACTAATTCCCTCCAAAGGAGTAAATCTTCATGTATATCTCTCTCTTCGTAAAACAGTTCTCCATCTGGGGGTATCATATTCTTATGCATGAGCGTAGCCCAAGGCCCGAAGGTTAATTGCTCTAAACTTTTGCTTGCCCCCTTATCAATTCGCTGGGTTGAATGATTGTATTCCCATGACCCAACCAGAAGAGGGGAATAAGTCTTTTGCGCGACCTGAAATAGGCCCTTAGCCCTGCCCACGCCCATCAAGTCATCGGCATCATGCAGCAATATAGATTGATATTCGTCAAAAAATTTTAATGATTTTTTAATTGCTTTATTTTTAGCCGTAGCCACGTTCTTAGCTTTGTCGAAGGCGAGTATTTCGAAATGGTCAGCACGGCTTTTTTCTCTATATTTTTTTGCTACAGCCAGCGTGCCATCTACACTATAATCATCAGCAAAAACCATAGTCCATTTTGTTCCGCGCATTGCTGACTCAATACTTTCAAAATTTTTTGGCAAGAAATCTTCCTCATTGCGAGCAGACATGATAACTAAAAAACCGTTATCTTGCGAAGTACCCCAATCAACACGCTTGTTTACTTTTTTAAAAAAGTCTTGTCTTTCTTCGATGGTTCTCATAGCTTATAAATTCTCTATAATACTAGAAAAATCAGCGTTTAAATCTATAATTTTTGGAAAATAGAACCCATAAAATCAGTGTAACGGTATATAAGGAAAAAGGATTATGGCAAGTATATACGAGAAAAGAACATGGCAGAGCAGCGATAAGGATTTGCCATATCTCAAAAACACTGCAGTTTGGCGCCCCTCATGTAATAAATTTTATTATAACATATCTGACATTACGACTCCCGCCACCAACTGGGACCCCTGCAACAACTCCGCCACCAGCAATAAATATTGGGGCGGGCACACAAACCACAATGGCGTAGATAAGCCCCATTTCTTCTGGAAACCTTCATATAATTTAAATATAAGTAAGGCCCCCGTAGTTAAAAGTATTCGTTTTGGGGACGGGTACGAGCAAAGAATAGAGGACGGCATAAATCACAATTTAAATATAATAGATTTAAAGTTTGAGAATAGAAGCTTAATTGAATCTACAGCTATTTTACATTTTCTAGAACACCGAGGGGGCACAGAATCATTTGTTTTCACCCCGCCGCCCCCGTACGCTAGAGCATCTTTATACGTCTGTAGGAATTGGGACTCTTCATATGTTTTTTACGATAACTACAGTATAAAAATGCAGCTTGAAGAGGTCCCTGAATAATGAAAAAATCAGAAGCAAAAACATCCATAAAAAAGATAGTTAGCGATTCCGCTTCGCTTTCACCTACATCTTTAATTAATTTATTTGAAATAGATGTATCCGAAATTGCCGTCAGCGAAACACTTTTAAAAAATGTCCGTTTCAGAAACAGCAACCCACAAACCGTTTTTAGATTTCATAACAACGTCAAGATAACGCAAAGTGCGATATGGTTTCAGGGTGTTAAATATATAGCGGCCCCGATTTCGGCAGAGGGATTTGAGATTTCATCGAAAGGAACTCTTCCCAGACCAAGGCTATCTCTCACCATAAACCCAAAAGGTGTAGAAAGTTTTTCTATTTTTAAAGACTTAATGAGAGATTTAAATGATCTAGTCGGCGCGAAAGTAATAAGGAAAAGAACTTTCCTAAAATATATTGATTGGGAAAATTTTTACAAAGTAGACTCGAACAAAAACCCCCTTAACCCCCTTGTTCCGATAGTCGGTGAACTTGATCTTCCTAAAGATTTTGACCCAGACCCCAACGCAGAATTTCCTAATGATATATATTTTATAGATAGAAAATCTGGCGAAAATAAACTTAGTCTAGAATTTGAATTAGCGTCAGCGCTGGAGCTAGAAGAAGTAAAGTTGCCGGGAAGAATTCTTTCCCAAAAAAAGTGTCCATTTACATACAGGGGCGAAGGCTGCTGTTATGAATATGCCTCTAGAAAATCTTCTATACATGGAGATGCAGATTTGCCGGCCAAAGCACCCCCGATAGCTAACGAGAAAGACGAACTTATTTCAGATGCGGTAGATAATTATGACCCCGTCTCGGCGACTATTGAGCTTTGGAAACCTAATACTCCTTATCCTGCTAAAAAGGGAGTTTTCATTATTGTGAAGGACATCAATTACTACTATGTCGCAAAATCCGACGGGGTTCCGGCAAACGAGCCGCCACCAAATTCAAAACACTGGGTTCCTGACCAGTGCTCGAAAAGCTTAAAGGGTTGTAGTCTCCGCTGGGGAGACGGAACCGAGGGGCAAAAAAGCAGCACCCTAAAGGGACACTTGCCATTTGGGGGTTTCCCCGGAATAACTAAGAGATAATATGTTAAACGAGCGCAATAAAAATTTTATAAAAGAACAAGCCTTGGAGGCGTCTCCATATGAATGTTGTGGTTTGCTTGTGTCTAATGGGAAGGGGGGTGAGCGGGTTGTAAGGTGTAGAAATACGGCCGAGAATCCAAAAGAAAATTTTACTATTTGTCCGGAAGACTACCTTAAAGGTTCCTCGGAGGGGGAGATCGTAGGTACATACCACTCTCACACGAACCACCTTGATGTATTCTCAGAATTTGACAAATTTAATAGTGAGTCTCATAAATTAAAATATATTTTATATTGCCTGAAGAATGATACATTTTTAGAATACGACCCAGACTACGAATTTAATTCTTACGCTGGAATAGAATTTAAAATTGGCGAAGCGGACTGTTATAACTTGGTGAAAGATTTTTATAACAAAGAACTTTCTATAAAATTGAACGATTATTTTAGAGATGAAAATTGGCGGGACAACTTGGAGGAATTATTTGATAAGAATTATACCGACGAAGGATTCGCTAAAGTGGAGGGCGAATATAAAAAATATGATTGCCATCTTTTTAAGTATAAAAAAAATTCACCGTCGCAACACATAGCAGTAAATTTAGGAGATGATCTTATATTGCACCAGCCCCTTAATAGTCTTTCCAGAATAGAAAGATTAACAGACAGACACAAGCAATACATAAACTATACAATTAGACATAAGGATTTATTATGAACCAAACAGTTGACGTTACTTTGCATGGGGTTCTCGGGGAATCAGTTGGGGAAAAATGGAAGCTTGCTGTTTCTAGCGTTGCAGAAGCTATGCACGCTATCCAAATGAATTCCGACCGCAAACTTTACAAAACGCTACTTGAAAACGATAAAAAGAATATAAAATATAAAGTTCTAGTAAATAAAAAAGAAGTAAAGACAGAGAAAGAATTAACAATAGATGATCCAAAAGCCATAAGGGAATCTGAGCTCTGCATAGAGAAAAAAAATATAAAAAGTATAGACATAGTACCCGTATTGGAGGGGGCAGGAAGTTTTTTTGAAAATGCTTTCTTTGCTATTTTTATGGGGGTTGTTTTAGCTGCCGCCGGATTAGGCTTGCTCGGCTTTGCGTCCAATCCGATGCTGCTTATGGCTGGCCTAGGTTTAATTTTTCAAGGCGTAGCCAACTTGCTGGCAACCCCGCCGAAATTTGAAGAGTTCAGAGATATAGAACAAAATCAATTAAACAAAAGATCATCTTATCTATTTTCCGGCCCGCAGAATACTGTAAATGAGGGCGGTCCGATCCCCGTACTTTATGGAAGACTATTAATAGGGTCACAAGTTATAGCATCGTCTTATGAAATAGATTATAAAAAATCCTCAGAAGCAGGATCAACAATAACATCATAAAGAATTTATTATGCCAACCGAATCACCAGAAGGAATTTTTAGAGGAGCGACTTCGTCCGCGGGTGACCGTTACTTTTCCGTTAGCCAAATAGAAACCCAAGACCTTTTGTCCGAGGGCCAAATAGAAGGTATCGTAACTGGCGAATACCTTTATAATGGCACGCAGGGAAATGTTGGTTGGGATACAGCAACTCTTGGCCCAACATATTCTTTCCTTCGTTCGATGTACTGGAATGAGGTTCCAGTAATGGATAGCAGTAATAACCTCAACTTTCAACAAGTTACTGCTAAAGTCAGCAAAGGAAAACCCAATGGCGAGGTGGACACAAGGGACAAGCTAAAAGAGGAAACCTCCTTAACTAGAAATATATCTGAAAGACTCAGGGGGCCGACCTATATAGGCGGTCGCCTTGCTGCGGCCCAAGATGAATTCGCAAAAATCTATCGGGTTCTTAATAAAGACTGCAGCAGGATAAATGTAAATGTTAAAGTAACTAGTTTATCTAAAACAAGCAGACTCCCCGCGTCGATGGGAGACATAGTAGATAGTTACGTTGAGTGTTCCTTAAGATATAGGCCGCTTTTTTCCACAGCAGGAAAAGAGGTCTCCTTTATAAGCTCTGGCGCAGATTTCAAAGTCCGCGGAAAAAGTAGTGGTCCATATATTCACTCCGCCTACCTTGGCCTCGCGCACTCTCACTCCTTGGATCCCGATTTTATAGGTTGGGAAATTAAGATATGGAGAAATACGGCGGAGCCTGAGACGATGGACATAAGAAATCAAACATACGTTGATAGTATAACAGAAGTTTATAATTCTAAATTTGCCTATCCGAATTCAGCGATAGTGTCACAAAAATTTAGTGCAGAATATTTTAGCAGTATTCCCCAAAGAGCATTTGATACGAGGGGGATAAAAGTAAAGATTCCTTCCAACTACGACCCCATTAAGAAAACATACACTAATTACTGGGATGGTAAGTTTTCCACAGATACCAGTGGCCCCTATGGGGGCAAAGGTAAATACTGGACCGATAACCCAGCATGGTGCTTTTATGACCTAATTACAAATAGTAGATATGGTCTTGGTAAATATATTCCAGAATCTTTTGTCGATAAATGGAGCCTATACGAAATAGCAAAATACTGTGATGTACTCGTTCCCGACGGCATGGGTTCGGTAGAACCAAGATTTACCTGTAACTTGTATATACAGTCTAGAGATGAAGCCTTCAAGGTTGTTAATGATATGGCTAGTATATTTAGGGGTATAGCCTATTCTGCTGCTGGGGGAATTTTTACTATACAAGATTCTGAGAAAGACTCAATATATACTTTTTCTAATGCGAGTGTAAAAGACGGAGATTTTAATTATTCTAATAGTAGTAAAAAAGTAAGACATACCGTAGCAATAATAAGATATAATGATAAAACTAATTTTTATAAACCAGCCATAGAGTATGTAGAAGATGTCGATGGCATAAGAAGACACGGCATACGAGAAACCGAAATGACAGCTTTCGGATGCACGAGTCGCGGACAAGCCGTAAGGTTAGGCAGATGGGCTCTATTTACTGAGAACATGGAAACAGAAAGTATAAGCTTCTCTGTCGGCGTCGAGGGCGCATACATGAGACCCGGAGATGTATTTACAATTCACGATTCAAATCGGACAACGAAAAGATGGGCCGGCAGATGCAAGATGATAGACATATATCCCTCGAGCAGCACTCATACAGATGGTTATAATAAAATTGTTATTGATCAAGACATAATGGCCCAAGTCAAACAGGGAAGAGAATATAAGTTTACCTTATTAACGCCAACGTATAATTATGACCCTACGCAAGTAACCGATTTAGATTCCAGAGACTATTCTGATATAAGAAGAACGCAAATACAAAATTATGTTTTTACCGGCTCAAATTCAGCCAGCCCTAGCGTTGCCCCATATACATATGATAATGGTAATACGGGGCATTACCCCGAGTTGAGTGGCTATACTGTTGTAAATCTTTTTAGTGGTTTTAATGACGATGATCACGTTATCAATAAAAATTCTGTTTGGACGATAGAACCAACTTCCGCAGATTATACCGCTAGCGAACTAGAAGACGGGGTGCTTCCCGATAATAAATTTAGAGTAATAAAAACAGAAGAAACTGAAGACGGTTTTTATAATGTGGCGGGATTAGAATATTCAGAAAATAAATATAGTGCAATCGAATCCGGCCTGAGTTTTGATGACGCCATAGTAACTATTGTTCCAGATCCGCCGAAAGATATAATACTTTCTGAAAGGGTGGTGACGACGAACACAAGATTAATTGATTATGAAATCACAAAACCAGATAATCTAAATGGTTTGTCTAATTATAACGTTTATACAAAGCAGGCCTCGCAATGGAGTAAAAGGGATTATACAGGAAATTACCCCTACTTAATTTCCCAAGGAAACTTAGACGCAAAGCAAACAGACGATAAACTTATCCCTGATGCGAGGTGGAGAGTTGCAGTTTTACCGCATGATACGCGGACCGACACTTATTTACCCACGGGAAAAGGAGATTACATTTTTAGGGCATTTTCTTCTAACATAGCTGGCGTACACTCGCAGGGCAGCGCGGTTAAAAAAATTAATATTTCTAAAGTTCAACCTCTCCTTGATGTAAAGATAAAAAACTTAAGAGAACTGGATGATACAGACCAACAAGATAACCCGGCGGGACATAAACAGTCATATACAACAACTAAAACTGATCTAAAATTTAAATGGGAAACGGAAGTCGCTTCTGAACAAGTTTCTCTTTCCAATTACTCTTATAGAATTACAGTTAGGGAACCGACCTTCAAACAATCTATAAGTTCAAATATTCTATATGAAACCACAGACTACAACCCAGACTCAAATTTATATGCTGAAGGTTCAACTGCACTTAATGGTTGGGACTTGGACTTTACCGGAAATGCGGGCAATTTAAAAAATGGCCCGTGGAGACAGTTCGATGTGGTCGTTGAAGCTCACGATGATAATAATAATAGTTCTGCAGGGGGGACATTTAGTTCGACCTCAGATTCGAACTACACCAATACCAACGGCTATGATAAATATGAAATATTTAACCCTGCTATAACTGACCCTATCTTGGGCACAAGCAGCAATATCATAACAGAACAGACTTTAACCATAGATAAAGAAGTAAAAATTCTTTTCAGAAGAAACAAATACACAGACATAGAGGGCGCATACGTATACATTAGTAAAGACCCCTTTACTACATCTGACGTACAGTGGAAAACTTCGGCAAAAGTAGCAAGCGATAGGGCATCGGCCGGAAAAGCGGTTATTGAAATTCATAAAGTTGAACCATTCAACAATACAATTATAGTAACTCCCGAAGACTATGACCTAAGGAACACAGAAACAGCATATATAGCGTATAGCCTTTATGATTCTTTTGACAAGCAGCGGGCCGTAACGCTTCAACCTTCTCAGGAACCTCTCCTCCAGCCAAACGTAACTGACATGCACGTTAGTAATGTAGCGACCATTAAAAAAGGAACTGAAATTATTGACGTAGTTGGAGATGGATACAAAGTTTGGGTGAGGATGACAGTAGATGGCCGCTGGGTAGGCAAGGGAATTGATCGGGTCGAGGCGCTCGACATGACTAAAAATGCCAGTAACGGAGCTTTGCCTGACCGTTATAAAAAATATAATGGTTTTTCGCAGTACTCCTGTTCTGCAATTCATTCATATTTGGGTGTTCAGGACCCTTGGGGTGGTGCCTATGGCCCATTTAATGTTAAGTGGGCATCTGACGGAGGAATAAATGGATTAGGGAGAGTTCCCGCAGGGGAACTTGCGGCATATTTCCCAAATTACTATTGCGGGTGGGTACCAAGGACTCTCAATCGCGGCGGTAGAATAAGACCCGTATATAACGATATGAACAACCCCGGCGCCGGGATTAAAAAATGGGAGAAGATGGACAATTATAAAGAAACTTTCAGAAGATATAGAATATGGATTGACACCAAATTTGCCCCCGATTCTGATGATTACGCAATTATTGGACTGAACATAAACAATCACGGATATGAAGACCTTCATCCAGTTGATCAACAGAATTTCCAAGCATACTATATACACACGATGGAATTAATTAGCAGAAATCCTGTTTGGAAAGACGCGAACGGCAATTCTACAGAGCCCGGTGGATATGATAGTTATTATGGCAGCAGCCCCGGCGGCATACAGCATCACCCCGCTGGTTTCGGTCAGGGTTTTGGCAACTTAGTAAGGAATAAAAAATATTTTGATGTCCACTTGGGGCACCTTATAGACATGAGTTATCTAAAGGAGGGGTTCTTTGGAATGTTGACTCAGGGCGACGACAAAGATCAAGGCGGCAAGACCATCACCCCCAACATGGACGGTAGGGCTCGCTAAGGCTTAGATTATGAATAATATATTAATAGTTTATTATGAAGACGGAGAGAAGATCGTAACTTCCTTTGCCGCTAGCAAAACTGAAAAAGAAGCCGTAGAATCTCTTGCCTCTGTTGGCTCCAGAAAAATTAAAAAATTCTTTTTCGTAGAAAATGCAACACACAGCCTTGAATTTTACCAAAATTATTGCGAGGCAGGCAAGAACGACGAGCTAGAGCTCGACGAAATATCTGCGATTATAGACAGTAAAGAAGATTCAATAAAAGAAACAAGAAACCAACTACTGGAACAATTAGATATCCCCTTTATGAGAGCTATAGAAGACGACTGCTCGGATTGTAAGGAGCATATAACAAAGCTTAAGAATTTCTTAAGGGATGTTCCAGATAATTTAAGACTTAAAGAACTTCAAACAAAAGAAGATTTTACATACTATAATCCATTCAATAATATTTTTAATGTAGCCTTAGTAAAAAAGGGGTCTGGTTATACTTCCCCGCCAGAAGTTACTATTAGTGCTCCAGATAATAATTTTTTTATTGGCTTCCCCGCGAAAGCAGTAGCTCTTATAAAAGATGGTTCAGTTGAAAAAATTGAAATAACTGACCCCGGTTGCGGTTATCATAAAACGCCCATAGCAACAATTAGTTCGCCGCAAGAAGACGGTGGCTCTCAAGCTGTCGGGGTATGTTTCCCTCCGGAAAACACTATGGAAATTACAACAAATATGGGTCTGGATCCAAAAGAAGTACACGACTGGCAAAAGGAAGCAGGCTTACTTTAACTGCCCTGATACAAAAGTCCACCGGGGCGCTTCTCTTTAATAAGCGTTGACAGAACAGCGTTATTTACCATCTCAGCAATTTGTTTGCCGCGCTCTTCTTCTGCCGCATTGCCATCAGAATTATTTGAGGCACTGGTTGCAGTATTGCCATTTTGGTCAACGTTAACGACGATGTTAATGTTGTTGTTCGTGGATCCGGTTCCGCCGGCGTCCTCTGAACCCATAGCATTTCTTGTTACGCCGCCAACATAGCCGCCCTCTGCGTAGCCCCTAACCGAACCGGCGTTTAGCCTTTCAAAGAAGTCTTGGCCGTACTTGTCTACCGTTCTTCTGTTGACTACATACTCACCGCCAGTGAGCATGGCGGGTACATTGTCACTACCCACAGTCGCGGCATTTCTTATTGCTCCGCCCATCGCGTGACCCGGAATTCTGTGGTCCCAGCCCATAGCCCGCGCTGTTGCTGCGAGGCCACCTGTACCGCCGCCACGAATATTTGCGCCACCGCCACGAATATTTGCGCCACCGAAGGCATGATCAGCCCATCTTTCGTTATCCCCCCGATCGCCTCGGAACTGTATATTGTTGCGATTATTCATTATTTTGGGAGCTTTGCCGCCGCCCGTGAATGGACTAGCAGCCCCCGGCCCGCCGTAACTTCTTGCCGTCGGACTCCACCACTGTTTCATACCCTGCATGAATGGGTTGTCGGTTACGGGCCGTTGGGTGTATTTAAATTTCTTCAACCTCTTGCTCATCTTAAAGCCGTCAACTTTATTTTCTCGCTGGGTTCTTAACGCCCTATGGAAAGCTTTTGCCCCCCTCTCATGTTGTAATGCCCCACCGGGGCCATATGCCCTTTCAAGGCGTCTTTTGCTTTTGGCTGGTAACGAGGCCATTGCTTCCTTATTAATTCGTCCGGTTTCAGGATCAGTTACGTCACCCATTATACCCTGTGCCCTGTTAGCCTCGGCGGCATTTGCCCAATTCATAAGACCCTCAGCAGCCATAGAGGTTGCGATACTGATGCCGGTTGAAATAAATGCACCTTTTATGTTCTTTTTCTTCTGATCGTGGAAATTCTTTAGTTGTTCTTCATATGCTTTTCTATGCTCCTCTTTTGCCTCGAGGTAATTCAGGAGTGCGTCTTGTTTACCAAATTTAAAGGCATTGTGTGGGTTGTCCGGGTCAGTAAGAGCTAGCGCAGACAAACCTATTTCATTCGGATCGTTCGGGTCTTTTCTTACGTCCACATTAAATTCGCCCTTCGTGGGCCTTGTTCTGTGGTCAACAGTATATGTATTTTTCAACAACATGTCGGCCATGTCATTTTCAAGCTCTTTCCTTGAAGTTATAAAAGCTTCTGGGTCCGCGTTTTCGACAGCCTTGGAAGTCACATGTCCTTCGTCAACGAGCCTTTTTAATTCTTCCTTACCTGCCAGCCCCCAACCCGAGGC